ATTAAACGCTAAGTTATTATTCGCAAACAAATTATTCAGAGCACACAACATGACTAACGAACAAAAAGTTAAAGTGATTGAAACTTTGGATAGAACAAATTCAGTTAGAGAAGTGAAATTGGTATACTCTACATTAGCAGAGAATTTCAAATACACATCTAACAAATCTACTAAAAAATCTATTTCTGAAGGAATTGCAAGTAAAGTAACAAAATCTACTAAGCCTGCAGTAGCTAAGCAAGTAATTGCTGAATCTACAAATTTTTCTGACAGATTTAAGAAATTAGCAGGTATTATCAAATAATTAAACAAAAAAAATAAATTCATTTAAAATGGACTTAAAAAAATTAATGACTGGCGCAAACCCTCAAACTCTTATGTTAGAGCAAACAAGAGGTTTGAAAGCTAAGTGGGAAAAAACAGGTTTGTTAGAGAACGCAGGTTCTGAAACAACTAAGCATGGTATGGCAGTAATGTTAGAAAACCAAGCAAAACAATTATTAGACGAAGCTACAAGAACAGGTACATCTGCAGGTTCTGAAGAGTGGGCTGGTGTGGCATTACCATTGGTAAGAAGAGTTTTCGGAAGCATCGCTTCTAAAGAATTCGTTTCTGTACAACCAATGAACTTACCATCAGGTCTTATCTTCTACATGGACTTCAAATATGGTACTGATACAACAGTAGGTAGACCAGCACAAGGAACTTCATTGTTTGGTGCAACTGGTTCTTTCGGTAAAGATTCTTTATCTCCTGCAGGTGGTAAATTGGGTTCTACTCAAGCTACTGAAGGTGGTTTATATGGTGCAGGAAGATTCGGATACACAATCAATGATACCGCAGTTGCAGCAGCAGCTACAGTAGGTACTGCATCTATTGCTGATATTGCATTTGATTTATCTGATTCAACTTTATCTGCTTCATTAGCATCTGATAAAGTAAGAAAATTAACAGTTGCTTTACCATCTGACGCTGATTTCAATGGTGTAAGAGCTTTTGATTTAGCTCAATCAGGATCAGGATTTACTCTTTATCCTCAATTCACAGTAAAAGATGGTTCTAATGTAACTTTCGTTGCAGCTTACACATCAGCTAATCCATTAGCAGGTTCAGCAACAGTAGGTTCTACTTTAGCTTACCACGTTCAACCAACTGATATCTCTAGAGGTGACTTTGAAGATAGAGGTTCTGATTTAGCAATCCCAGAAATCGAATTAGAATTGAAATCTGAGCCTATCGTTGCTAAGACAAGAAAATTAAAAGCTATTTGGACTCCTGAATTAGCTCAAGACTTAAACGCTTACCATAGTGTAGACGCTGAAGCTGAGTTAACTCAAATGTTGTCTGAGTACATCTCTTTAGAAATCGACTTAGAAATCTTAGAAATGTTACAATCAAATGCTTTCTCAACTGAATACTGGTCAGCAAGAGTAGGATACGATTTCAATAGTGCATCTAACAGATTTGAAATTGATTCTAACGCTGCAGCAGCTTCTGCTTACACAAAGAGTACTTGGTATCAAACTTTAGGAATCAAATTACAAAAGATTTCTAACAAGATTCACCAATTAACTATGAGAGGTGGTGCAAACTTTATCGTTGTATCTCCAAACGTAGCTACTATTTTAGAATCAATGAACGGATTCTCTGCAAATCCTGGTAAGGATGCGTTAACTTTCGCAGCAGGTGTTTCTAATATCGGTTCAATCTCTAACAGATATGATGTTTACAAAAACCCATACATGACTGAGAATGTAATCTTATTAGGTTTCAAAGGTTCTAACTTCTTCGAAACAGGTGCTGTTTACGCTCCATATGTTCCGTTGATTATGACTCCATTAGTTTATGACCCAACTAACTTCACTCCAAGAAGAGGTGTTATGACTAGATATGCTAAGAAAATCGTAAGACCTGAGTTCTACGGTAAGATTATCATTGATGGTTTGAACACTTTATAATCTTTGAGTAGATTAGATAAGTAATAAACTTACAATAAAAAGAAAGAGGGGACAGAAATGTCTCCTCTTTTTTTATTCTTATATTTATAGTAGTAAAACTATAAATTTTAAGTAATGTCTGTAAACACATATTGGACTGGTTCATCCGCATCAGAATTTTCATCATCATTAATGCCAACACCATTTGGAATATATGACAATGATGCGGATTTTAGAAGTGATGCACCTAAAACATCGGTTTGGGTTGCAAAAAGATTGGGATATCCTATTGTAAATATTGAATTGGATAATGAACAAATTTGGGCATGTTTTGAAGAATCAGTTTCGGAATATTCTGCACAAGTTAATCAATTTAATCTTAGAAATAATTTAGATATTCTTAGAGGACAACCTAAAGGTAAAGTTGCAAATTATTCACAAACACTTGTAGATGGTTCATTTTTACCAACAACGGTTCGTATGTCTCAACAATATGGAACACTTGCCGGAGTTGGCGGTAATACTGCAATTAAAAAAGGATATGTTAATTTGACTTCATCGGTTCAAATATACGATTTAATAACTCAAGCAATTGATGTTCAAACCGGTAATTCAATTTCATCATCATTATCGGGTTCAGCATCTACAATAGACGTAACGAGAGTATATCACGAAGCAATCCCCGCTATTACAAGATTCTTTGACCCATATTCGGTGGGTGCACAAGGAACTCTAAACTTAATTAGTGAGTTAGGATTCGGCAATTACTCACCAGCTGCACAATTCTTAATGATGCCTTTGTATGAAGATGTATTGAGAATGCAACAAATTGAATTTAATGACCATATTAGAAAATCTGCACATAGTTTTAATATTGTAGATAATAAATTAGAAATATTTCCTGTTCCAACAAACGATACGGTTAAGAAGGTATATTTTGAATACATAAGTAGAGATGAATTTGAACACGATTCTCAAACTATTCAAGCAGATTCACTTTCCGACTATTCCGATATTCCATACGATTTTATTCAATATTCAAATATAAATGAAGTAGGTAAACAATGGATTAGAAAATACACTCTTGCACTTACAAAAGAATTATTAGGTGCAATTAGAGAAAAATATAATTCAATTCCAATTCCGGATGGAGAAGTGAGTTTAGATGGTGCAGCATTAAGAGCGGAAGCACAAGTTGAAAAGGATGCACTTGTTACACAATTGAGAGAGAATTTAGAAGAGATGAGTAGAATAAAAGTGATGGAAAATAAAGCACACGAATCCACTCACCAACAAGAGATGTTAAGAAAAGTTCCACTTAAAATATATGTAGGATAATATGCCAAAGTTTATGTTAGGGAGAGACTTGCAACTCTTCAGAAGTTTTGCAAGAGAATTGGTAGATACCGTAATTGAAAATACTTGTGTATTATTTAAAATAAATTTAAATGAAACTAAAGTAAATCTTTATGGTGAAGCTACAAACAAAACCTGGCATCCTGGTGTTGAATTATTTGTATTAATTAACAAAGAACCACAAACGGCTGCGTATGAGGGTTTTGGTCCTGAAACAAATCAAAACATAGAATTTAGATTTGATAGATTGTTGTGTGAAGAAAGAAATACATACCCAGAAATTGGTGACATTATTTTCTTTGATAATTCATACTTTGAAATAGATAATACAACTGAAATTCAATTCGTAGGTGGTTTACCTGGTGATAATAGTGATAGAAACTGGAGTATTGTATGTTCTACATTTATGGTATCTAAGTCTAATTTAAACATTGAAGAAAGAATAAAGTAATATGTCTACAAATCCAATAAGAGAAAATTTAAATAGAGCACATCAAATAAAATCTAGTAAAGAAGATGTAAAACAAAGTATAACTCTCTTTGATATTGACTATGCAATGATGACATATTTGGAAGATACGGTTTTACCACAATTGGAAGAAAATGGTACTGCAGTAAAAATTCCAGTTATATATGGTAATTCGGAAAGATGGACTGGTTCAAGAAGACAGGGTGTTTATAGAGATAATAAGGGAAAAATACAATTACCCTTAATGATGTTGAGAAGAACTTCTATTACAAAAGATGAAACAATGCCTATGTTAAATAGACATGTATCATACCCAGCTATTACAAAATATTCAAAAGATAATAGATACGATAGATTTTCTGCATTCGGTAGTAGTGTAAAACCAAAACAGGAGATTTATAGAATTACAATGCCAGATTATGTTGAGGTAAATTATGAGTGTATGTGTTGGACATCATATACTGAACAATTGAATTTGGTAATTGAGGCATTAAATTTTGTTTCATCGTATTGGGGGGATAAAGATTCATTTAAATTTAGAACATCCGTTTCTGATTTTAATGTTATAAATGAAGTTGGAGAAGGAACTGAACGAATTAATAGAGTTGAATTTTCTCTTGCAGTTAAGGCATATTTACTTCCAGAAAAATTTGATGGAGAAAATACTACCAAAAAGTCAATGTCAGTTAAAAGGGTTGTAATTGCAACAGAAACCGATGTAACCGGAAATGGTAGATTGGAAGGATTATTAACAAAACCTTCACCATATTATGATAACAAAGATATTATTGATTGGTTAAATCTAAATAACTCAAAAATATTAACAGCAAGTACACAAAATATTTTCACAACAACGGGAATCAGATTAATATCAGTACCACCCATATTATCTTCAACTGTTAGTAACAATGATAATCTTAAAGTTTATATAAATGGTATTAGAGTTTACGAAGAAGTTGGTGCATATACAAAAAATATTATTGGAAATAATTTAGAAATAACATTCAATCCAATGGTATTGGGATATAATGTGGAAACAACGGGATATGAAGTTGCAATAATCGGTAAATTTGTGGATGTATAATGAAGAATAGTTTTTTAGATATGATTAATGTATATAATACGGACAATCAAGCACTATGTACATTTAAAAGTGTTGATGATACCTACTACACATTTGTTGCAAAAAGTTGGTTCTTTAAATTATATTTTAGAGAAATCAATAGAATAAAAAATGAAAATAGAATTTTAGTTTATATCAATACAATTATAATAAATCCAGTAGATTATATTATTGAAGAAATTTCCGATGGAGTTAACATAAAATTTAAAAAGTCAAATTTTCCATATGTTTTGAATAGTGTAGATAAAGTCTATCTTTCAGCAGATGTAGAATATAGAGGATAATGAAAATATTTAATTCAAATACAAAAAAATTAAATAGGGTAGTACCTAAAACTGATATTAATAAAATATTAGGTGCATCTTTTATTGACAAATTGGTAAACGATTCAAAAGAACAGGGAGAAATATTTTCAGGTAGTTTATCATCGGTATCAACATATGATTACGAAACATCATTTGATAGTAGAATTAAAAAAACATTCAATTCAAAAATTCGTGAAAATCTTACACCGAATAAAGTTAAAACAAGTGAAAAAGATTTGGTGTTGGGATTTAGAGACAATATAATGGATATTACGGCAAATTGGGTATTTAGACAACCTGATTTAATTGAAATATTAGATGATGAAAGAATTAGACTAATTTTTAATAATGTTTATCTACAAGGTGCACCTACAATAACAAGTTCAAATTTTGATGTGTATGTTAATGGAGTAAGAACACCATCATATCTTACAATAGAACAGAGTACTACCGGTGTACATTTAATTATAAATGAATTTATTGGAATAGACTCTACTAATAAAGATAGAACAAATATTTATGTTAAAGGTAAATTTGAACAATAGATATTTATACACAACAATAAGACATAACGGATACAAATGGCAGAGTTAATTCAACCCAAACAAATAGATTTTACCAATTTTGATGTTCCAATTACTGGATCAGTTGATTTAAGAGGTAATTTGACAGTAGATGGTGTTTCCACTTTTAGAGCAAGAACCGATGATGAATATTCGGTAATTGTAAGTGGTGCAATGGCAGTAGTTGACAACTATGTAACTGCGAGTATAGATAATATTAATAGAAGTGCAGTTTCGGCATCAATTTTCGTTCAAAGATTGGGAACATTGGGAACAACTTCAAATGTACAAAATAATGTTGCACAACTTCCTGGTGTAATTGATTTAGGAGGATTTTTTTAATTTATAACAAATATATCTTTTCTATGAAAAAAACATATTTATAGATTAGAATAACCATAATAAAGTAAAGTAAAGCAAATGGCTCAAATTATAAAACATCGTAGGGGTAGTATAGGTAGTGTAAAAACCACTACTGCTAGAAACGCCGAATTGATTGTAGCATCCGGTTCAATAAGTGACCTATCGGGTCCTTTCGTATTAATTGGTTCCCCAACTGCAACGGATGAAGGTGTTGCCGGAGCTTATGTAGCCGTATCAAAAATCTATCAAGGAACAAACCCACCAACAATATCAACGGGAACTTATGGTTCTACAATTGATGGTACTCCGTTCTATTCTACAAATAATCAAACACTTTACATTTTAGGAAATGATGGTGCCGGTGGCCACACTAATATGGATTTAACCGGTAACTTAGAAGGTAGAAGTATTGATAAAATTACTCTATCATCTCTTAATGGTTCTATCAATGTAACTGGTAGTGCAATTATTTCTCAAAATATTTCTGCAAGTGGTGATATTTCGGCTTCAAATTTAGAATTACAAGGTAACGCAAATATTAAAGGTAATATCACTTTGGGTGGTAATATTAATATTGGTAATCAAAATACCGATTTAGTTGTATTTGCCGGAGAAATTAGTTCATCTATATTACCGGAATTAAATAATGAATTTGATTTAGGTGCACCAACTCAGAATTGGAAAAACTTACATGTTAGTGGTACTGCTTACATAAACCAAGCTAAGATTTCTAATATGGAAATCAATGGTGTTATTGTATTTGAAGACCTGATTGTTAGTGGTAATACATATTTAGGAGATAGTACATCGGATAATGTAAATATAACTGGTTCATTAAATGTTAGTGGTTCTCAAACTCTTACAGGTTCTCTATCTCAAATCGGAAACTATAATTTAGTTGGTTCTCAAAGAATTGAAAATAATTTAACAGTATCTGGTTCAACATTTTTAGGTGATAATGTAACGGATTTAGTAAATGTAACCGCATCATTTAATGTAAGTGGATCAACTACCTTCACAGGTTCAGTTGGTATTTTAGGTCAAACTACGATTTCTTCATTAAATGTAACCGACTTAACTGATAATAGAATCGTTTTAGCTGGTGTAAGTGGAGAAATTGAAGATGATGCAAATTTAACATTCAATGGTACAGAATTAAACATTGGTGTTGGAAATTTCAAAGTACAACAATCAAGTGGTAATACAGATATAGCAGGTACTTTAAATACAGTAGGTGCAGTTGGTTTAAATTCAACATTAGAAGTTACCGGATCAACATTATTAAAATCTACATTAGAAGTAGTTAATTCGGTAGGATTAAATTCAACATTAACGGTAACAGGTTCTACTTTACTTAAATCTAATTTAGGTGTAACTGGATCAGTTGCAATTGATGGAGTAACAACTATCACAAATGTAACACAAGCAACCGATTATAACGCAGCTGCTTTAGTAGTTGCAGGTGGAGTTGGAGTTGGTAAAAACCTATGGGTTTCTGGTTCTACTACTATTATGGGTGATTTGACCATTTTAGGTTCTTCATCCATTGTTAATATATCAGCGTCTACATTAAACATAGATGATAATATTATTAGATTAAATGCATTTGCACCATTCCAAAGATACGCGGGTATTGAATTGATGGATAGTGGTTCTAATAATGTATCTGCATCTTTATTATGGGATTCATTATCTGATTATTTCTTAATTGCTTCTGCAAGTGGTGAAACTGGTAGAGTAATTTCTACAACTTATGGAACTCAAGGTTCTGAAATTGGATTAACTTTAAACACAATTCCAAAATCAACCGGAGGAAGTGCAATAGGTGATTCTTATTTAGTAGATGATGGTACAAAACTATCTTACTATACCGATGCTTTAATCGTAACCGGTTCAACTGGTCAAACATATATTAAAGGTAAAGTAACATTGGCTAACGTGGGTGGTACTGATGCAGACTCAAATACATCGGCTGTATTATTTAGAAACTCATTAAATGAATTGGGATATATTTCTACCACAGCAACTACGAATGTATTGACTGGTATTTTGGGATATAGAGAAAGTGATGGAAAATTAGAATTCTCATCTAAAATTGATGGTGGATACTTCTAATAACAACTACATAAAAATTAAATTGAAAAGGATTGTCGGAAACGGCAATCCTTTTATATTTATAATAGAATTATATAATTCATTTTCGTATATACTGTAAAAAGAAACCATAGATATGGCTCAAACAATTAAGTTGCGTAGGAGCGCCGTAGCAGGAAATCGTCCAACTACCGGCCAATTAGATTTAGGAGAATTAGCAATAAACACCGTAGATGGTAAGATTTATTTTGAAAGGT